ATCCACCTTTTTGAGAAATGGGTAGTTGATGATTGTAACGTCAGACTTGTTTGGCTGGTCTTTAGGTGACTTGATGACCGGCACGCTTAAGTCAGGCCGCCACATCTTTAGCTCTCTTTGCCAGTTGAGTTTTAACGAGGCTGGGCATACCACCAGCGCAGGCTTTACTAAATCTAAGGCAGACACACATGTCTTGCCTAAACCCATGTCTAAGGCAAGAATGGCCTTAGGTCTTTGACCTAGCCATTGCACTGCTTGCACTTGATGCGGGTATAGCTTCACTCTGTTGCCCATGACCATACACGAGTGATGAGCAATCTAGCTGCCAAACCTACTAAGTAGAAAGGAACTAGAAGGATCACAGCAGAAAGAGCAAGATAGATTTTCATGCAAGCTCTAATGCGGGCTGCTGTACTTGGATTTCGTAGCCTAAAGCTTTTGCAAGCTTAAGAGTTTCACGGCTAAGAGTTTTTTGGCGTGCAATGTCAGCAAAAATTTGTGCAACCGAATTGGCAGGATAGATCATCTCTGTGCCATAGACGTTTTTGATTGTGACCATCAAAGGGTTGTTTGCAGTGAGAGTAGTCATGGTAGATCCTTTACAACATTGAGACAGCGGATTGCTGTAGGTTAATTGTACAACACTTTTTAAGTGCTGCACAACTATTTTTACTTTTTATTTCTTGGCCCAATAGCCATAGACCATACGCGCTGATGAATCCCAATTGTCATTGGCCACACCATCAATCACAGCGACAAAGTGACGTGCTTGTTTGGCAATCACACGGCCTTTTGGCATGTCGCTGCAGCGAGCCTTACGGCCTATGAATGTAGGTGCTTTCATCCAGATCCAGCCATGACGTTTGAGCACCTCTGTGTAGGTGTCTTTCATGATGCCGTTGCGCGCTGACCTTGAACGGCCATTGTCAGCATTTGCTTGTGAAAGTTCTTTGTAAACGGCTTTGTAGTCAAGCTGCAAAGCTATTGCCATTGCTCGAGCGCCGCAGTCTCCTGCTACGCCTTTATAGCCTGCAGCCTTGCGGCCTCCGTCATTGTGTTTGTAGTTCATGCTTGCTCCTTTGCGGCATTCACGGCATATACAACAGTTAAACATTCTTTTGCTAAACGCTTTAACACGGCCGTTGAGCTGTTGCCAAAAGTTACGTCTGCGTATTCCATCATTACTTCTTGAACTTTGATTGCCGTGTCTGCGTCAACCTTAAGCCAAGCCATGATGTCTTTAGTCAATTGATTCATGATGTTTTCCTTTACAACATTGAGACGGCGTCATTGCCGTGAGATAATTGTACAACACTTTTTGAGTCGTACACAACTTTTTTAGTTTTTTTTAAATTATTTGCGTTTGGCCACCGGCAGCCAGTTGCCTATGTCAGGCCTGAGCTGCTCTTTTGTGAATGGAAGGGTCTTCATTGAGCCGAACTTTTTGGCTGCCACACGGCCTACCTGGCCACGTGTAAACCAGTAAGAAACCGTGTTCCTGCTCATCTTGGCCTGCCTTGCCATCTCGGCTTTTGTGCCAAAGTGAGCAAGCAGCATGTCAAGAGCTTTTCGGCAATCTGCCTTAAAAGGTTTAATTTTTTTTTGAGTCATGGTGTATTGTACATTGTTTTTTGTGATAGAATTTTCATTCCTCTTGTTTTTACTTTCTACTTTCTAGGAACCCCTAAACATGCCAGACTTCGAAACCGACGATGATGAGTTGTTCTTTACTCATCAAGAAGAGCTTTCGTCAATGACGCCTGAGATGCGCACAGCCGTTGAAGATGCACGCAAACTTTTACTAGTCTCAAAGACCATGCTCATTGAGCTTAGGCTCAGGAACATCGATGCCAACAACATAGTTGCTTTGGCCGGCCTCTTGTACGAAAGAGGAGAATCTAGTGCAAAATAAACCTACAGTATTGGCCGTAGTGCCGAACAAGATTCCTGCAGAGTTAAAAGGAATTCCTCGATGGGTCATGTGGAAGATGGTCCCGCAGTCAAAGCAGAACGGTGAGGTTGCTTGGAAAAAGGTACCTTATCAGACAGATGGCAAGATGGCAAAGAGCACGGCTGCTGCCACATGGACAACTTATGAAGATGCTTTAGATGCTTACCTGATGGGCGGCTTTGATGGCATAGGCATCACAATCGATGGCTCAGACGACTTCCAAGGCATTGACCTTGATGACTGCATTATTGATGGCAAGCTTAATGGGGATGCCACTGAGGTATTAGGCCGGATTGATGGCTATGCAGAGATCAGCCCTTCAGGCAAAGGCATAAAACTATTCACCAAGTCTAACTTGGCCATCTCAGGCAAGAAGGGCAACATTGAAGTCTACCGTGATGGTAGGTACTTCACGGTCACCGGCCACACAATCAATGGTCACGGCTGCCTGCCTGACACGGTACAGGACATTGGCTGGTTTGTGGAACGGCACTTTGGCTCAAACAATCAGGTCAGTTCTTTAGAAACCTACAAGCCACCATTGACCGGTTGGGACATTGACAAGGTCGGTGATGAGCTGCTGCCTTTCCTTGGCAGCATCGACAACTATGAAGATTGGCTCCAACTTGGCATGGCGCTGCATCATCAAGGCTCAGGCGATGGCCGTTGGATGGAAGTCTGGGATGAGGTCAGCCAAGGCACACCGACCTACAACCGGCAAGAACTAGAAAGCAAGTGGGATTCCTTTAGCGAGCAGCGCAGCACAGGAGGCGGTGCCATAACTCTGGCATCTATCATCAAGAAGGCCGGTGAAGTTAAGAAGGCTGAGCAGACAAGGACCTTTGAGAAGTACGAAGCTCTGATCAAGGATTGCACGGACATCAATGTTCTTAGAACAACCGTCGTTGAGTCGATCAAGGAAGAGCTTGGCATTGACCACATCAGCCGTGGCGTTTTGGCCCATATACTCAAAGACAAGTTCAAAGAGTTTAAGTTCCCTGTATCAATCGGCGATGCCAAGAACCTGATCAAGCCGAAGGGCAGAGAAGGCGTGCCTGACTGGGCTGCTGACTGGGTCTACGTCACACATGAAGACCGGTTCTTTAATGTGGTGACCAAAAGGAAAGTTACGCAGTCAGGCTTTGGTGCCATGTTCAACCGGCTGACCGGTGATGACTCGGCTGCCACTTTGGCACTCAATTTGTGGGGAATACCTACGCCTGACAAGATCATCTACTTGCCTGCAGTCGGTGACCTGTTTGAGATGAATGGCATGCCGTGTGTCAATGAATACAACAAGAGCAGCCCGCCAGACATACCTGCAGCATATAGCAAAGGCGACCTTGAAGCTATTGATGTGGTAAAGGGTCATTTGGCAATGATCTTGACTGAGCCTAGGGCTGCAGAGATCATGACTTCTTGGATGGCTTATTGTGTGCAGAATCCTGGAGTCAAGATTAGGTGGGCACCTTTGATTAAAGGCATTGAAGGAGATGGCAAGTCTGTGCTTGGCAACCTGATGATGGGCGTTATGGGCATTGCAAATGTTGGCATTGTCTCTCCGAGTGTATTGGCCACAGGCTTTACTAGCTGGGCAGCAGGCCGCTGTGTCAATGTTTTAGAAGAAATTCGTATGGTTGGCCACAACCGCCACGACGTGCTGAATACCATCAAGCCATACATTACCAATGATCAGGTTACCATTCACCCTAAAGGCGTCAATGAGTACGTAGCACCGAACACGGTCAATTACATTGCTTTCACCAACCATCATGATGCTCTGCCTTTAGAGGATACGGACCGTCGTTGGTGGGTACAGTTCACACCTTTTAGTGATCAGCAAGAACTGGCAAGAGTGGCTGACAGCAACTACTTTAGCAGACTCTTTGAGTCTATTGCCAACCATGCACCTGGCCTTAGGAAGTGGCTGCTTGAGTACGTGCCTGTAGATGCATTTAACCCGAAAGGCCAAGCACCTACATCTTTTGCTAAGAATCAGATGATTGGCTTGAACACGTCTGATGACTTTGAAACTATAAAAACCTTGCTTGAAGAGGGAGGATATGGCTTTAGCAAGGAGATTTTCTCTAGCAGGCACCTCACAACTGCTATGAGCTTTGTTGAAAACGCGGAGGTTCCTAAGGGCAAAGCACTCAATAAAATGCTCATGAAACTAGGCTACATGAAGCTTGAAAAGTCTGTAAAATGGAAGGGCAGCATGTGTCAAATCTGGTTCAAGAAGATAGCGATAAAAGATCTTCAAAAAATGGAAGCCGAAGAAGTCAACGTCGTCGTTAGACAAAAATTGGACGAAACCGATGAAAAAGATCTTTTGCAATGATTAAACCTTATCCTATCCTGAACTTTATCCTCAACGCGATCTCTTTTAAGTTGTTGATTCTATTAGTTTATTTACTATATAGGATAGAGGATAGAGTAAATGTATATAAAGTAGATGGCCGGAATGCATATATAGAATAAAAAAAAAGTATATATACCGCCGGTGGCCGGTTGGATTTTTAAAACGCTATCCTCGATCCTCTATCCTCAAAAGATGAAAATTAAGCCAAAAAAATCTGAGTCAAGTGAGCAAACTGTCCTAGTTGCCAGAGTGCGCAATTTCCATCCTGACCTGGTTTTTATGAGCATCCCGAACGGTGGCAAGAGAGAGATTCGCGTAGCTGCGCAGATGAAGAGGGAAGGCGTCTTGGCAGGAGCGCCTGACCTGTTTCTCGCAGAGCCACGGCAAAACAAGCACGGCCTGTTCATTGAGATGAAAAAGATCGGCGGCAAGACGAGCAGCAACCAAAATGAGGTGATCGATAAGCTGCGTGCAAAAGGCTACGAAGCTTTTGTGTGCGAGGGGGCTGACGAGGCTTACGGCATGCTGCTGACCTACGTCTATGGTGATCAGCCTCCTGAGTGGCTCAAGCGCTTTGTGGTGGTTCGTGGCAAAAGCTAGGCTGGTTCACAAAGGTTTGCTTCTGTGCTAAAATCTAAAGTAGAACGTCTGGCCGAAGGGGTTTGATTTATGACACAACTACGACAAAAAGGCGTGCCTGGTAATAAACCGGGCTCGCAGAAAATGCCTGGTTCAGGCCGTGCTGCAGGCACGCAGAACAAAATTACGCTAACAGCAAAGGCTGCAATTGCAGAGTTTGTCGACGGCAATGCGCACCGTTTAGCCGGTTGGCTTGATCAGGTGGCAAACGGCAGGCTGCTGATGGACAAAGACGGCAAGCAAGTTTATGACGGTCAAGGCAACATAGTCTACGAGATCAGGCCAAACCCTGAGAAGGCATTCAACCTGTTTCAGAGCGTGGTCGAGTATCATGTGCCGAAGCTTGCACGCAGCGAGATCAGTGGGCCAAACGGCGGTGCAATTGAGACTGCGGTCGTGGACCTTAAAGGACTAAGTGACACTGAGCTGGTGCAGATGCAAACCTTGCTTGGCAAAGCTGCAAAACCTGAATGAACTCTCCTTTGGATCACAAAGCTCTGAGCGAGATGATCGCCAAAGAGCAATTGAGACGAAAAGCTGAGAGCAACCTATACGAATTTGTCAAGCAAAGCTGGCATGTTGTTGAGCCAAGCATTCCATTCATACAGAGCTGGCACATCGAAGAGATCTGTGAACACCTTGAAGCCATTACCATTGGCGACATCAAGCGCTTGCTGATCAACATCCCGCCTCGCCATTCCAAGTCAACCATCGTCTCGGTCATGTGGCCTGCTTGGGAGTGGATCGTTCACCCTGAGCAAAAGTTTCTGTGCGCTTCATATTCAGGAGTTCTGAGCACTCGTGACAACCTGAAGACCCGTAGGCTGCTGCAATCAAACTGGTATCAAGACAGGTGGAAGCACATGTTTGCCTTGTCAGGCGACCAAAACGCCAAGCAAAGGTTTGAGAATGACAAGACAGGTTACCGCTTGGCAACTTCGGTCGGTGGCACGGCAACTGGCGAAGGCGGATCTCGGTTGATACTTGACGACCCGCACGGTGCGCAAGCTGCCCAGTCTGAGGTCATGCGCAACTCAGACCTTGAGTGGTTTGACATGGTGTGGTCAACCCGGCTCAACAATCCAAAGACCGATGCCATGGTCACCGTTATGCAGCGGCTGCACGAACGTGACATCAGCGGCCACATCCTGGACGACATCAAAGGCTGGGAACACATCTGCATACCGGCTGAATGGGATGGCAAGTCACGCAAGACCGTGCTTGGTCCTTACGACCCACGCAAAGTCAAGGGCGAACTAATCTGCCCTGAACGGTTTGGCAAGAAAGAGATTACAAACCTGAAGCAGCTGCTCGGTTCATACGGCACGGCTGGTCAATTGCAGCAAGACCCTGTTCCTAGCCAAGGTGGTATCCTCAAGACTGAATGCTTTGAGCTGTGGCCGTCAACCTCAGGGCTGCCACCATTCGAATACATCCTGCAGTCGTATGACTGTGCATTCACCGAGAAAACCACTGGAGACCCTACGGCATGCACGGTCTGGGCCATGTTCACACACAAAGGTGAACGCAACGCCATGCTGATCGATGCATGGGATGAGCACCTCAGCTATCCTGACCTGCGTGCAAAGGCAATCAAAGACTGGACAACCGAGTACGGTGGCATGACCAAAGACTCGCCATACTCTCGTGCCAGAAGGCCTGACCGAATCCTTGTCGAAGCCAAAGCCAGCGGTCAGTCGCTGCTACAAGACTTGCGATTAGCCAGGGTGCCTGCTGTAGGCTATAATCCAGGGCAAGCGGACAAAGTATCGCGTGCGCATCAAGCAGCGCCTACTTTGGAGTTAGGCTTGATATGGATACCTGAGTCAGGCAAAAACCCTGGACAGCCTGTCAGTTGGGCAGCAGCTTTCCTTAAACAACTGGGCAAGTTCCCAGTAGCGGAGCATGATGACTATGTTGACACATTTACGCAAGCTATCATTTATCTCAAAAATG